AGCCAACTGGTATCTGCTACAATATGTCCGCGAGCTTCAGGCATGATAGTTTCCATACACTGAACTTTAACTTTGTAGGGTAGCGGATCTTTAAGACCTGCGGTGCTTTTATTAGTACCAATATACCAGTGAGGAAACTTGCTGGCTACATGCCAAGCATTCTTGTGACCCTTGTGCGGCGGATTAAAACGCCCGAAAATAATAGCTACTTGGTTCAATCTTTCCACCCTGCATTTTGTAATTTAATATGTCCATGCTTTTTATTACCACTTGCATAGCGCACAAATCCTTCTGGGTTTGTTGCATAACATTCTAACTTGTGCATACTATTTAAGCTATCATTAATGGCGTGTCTAGCGCGACGCATGATTTTCATCAAATGAAACATAGGAGCTAGCGCATTAAATTTAGCATCTGTATTCTTAATATGTAATTGTTTGTTAACACTTACCATTGGAGGACTATCTGGATTTTTAGGATCTTTAGGACTTGCCATCCAATCGTAGAACATTTGCGGAGTGATAGTATCAAAGTCGTTCGCTGAATTGTGTATGTTCAAGAATCTATAAAAGAATGTTTGTCTATCGCCTGTCGGAATATGTGATACAAAATTTTGTATATTATTGCCATGTTGATCAATATATCCATCGACAGCTCTTACTTGATTAATTTCAGACATGTCCACTTGTGGTTTTTGATCATTATAAATTGGACTTACTACAATCAGTCCGGGAGTATTATTGAATTTACTAAAATCGTCTGCGGGAACCTGTTCATCATCTGGAGCACCAAACGATGCAAATGTTCCGTGAGCCACTATCATAGCATGTGCTCCAGCAATACGTGATGCCAATTTTAATGGACCTTGTTTTTCAACATTAGAGTCTACATGATATTCTGTCTTACTGTGCGGATTAGGACGCATAGTATAAATGCCATTTTCGTCTGGAGCTGGCTTATTGTTTGGCAAGAATAATGCGTCAGCGTATACAAAACCTACAAAGTCTTTTGGTGTAGCCGCATCGAATATGTGGTAAAGGCCGCTGAACTCGCTGGCAAATCTTTGACGCTCTGCAATATCTTCAGCAGTCTTTGGATTTCCACTTTTGTTAATGATAAAATTTTCAATAGCTTTAGGACTTGTAAAGTCATCTATAGTAGTGCCAGTGCCTCTACCGCCTTTGCTCCAGCCGTTATGTCCTGCTAGTATTAATGGGCCGTTCTTCTTTTCACGTCCCCAATAAATTTGAGGATTGCCGTCCCATTTAAATCTTAATTGTTTAGGTTCCGCAACTATTTCTGTTAGATGATCAAGACCTTCAGTAAGGCCACTCAATCCATAGAATAAAATAAAATGTTCTGGATGGTTGAATGCACGGCCCAGCTTTATACCTTCAGTAGGATGCGGCCCTGCTTGATTTTCTTTAAGAAATAATTCGCGAAGTAACACTATTAATCCTCGTAATGCCCATCTTGGATCTTAAGCATTTCTTGCTCGTGCATGTGTTCACAGATGTTGTTTAAAGTTTCTTCGTCTAGCTCTTCCGGAAGTTCTCGGATTTCATGAAATTTATTACGATATTTTTCGTAGGCTTCTCTAACAGCACTACCAAATAACGCCATATCTGTTGGACGTTCTGCCTTATGATGCTCCAAGGCTTTCATTATTGTTGGATATGTATGACGGCGATATGCTTCATCGTCATGATGCATGAAAAATAACAAATCATCTGCTAGATCAAACCCTAGACCATGTTTGTCTTGGTGTTCTAGATCTCTATCAAGATCAGCGCCTGTGCTTTCACAAAGTTCTTTAATTCGCATATTATAGCCCGTTTATCAATGGAATACCCTAACACAAGGGTGTTAGAGTATTTATCGCATTAGGGTAAGCAAATTATTCTTTGATTATACGCTGTATTTTTGCAATACAACCGCCCAAATGCATCTTAGCCATAAGCAAATTGTTATCGCCTGTGATATAAAAATGTGTTCCGCCCCAGCTACGATTTCGTAGTAGTTCACGCTTGCAACTCTTAGTAATCTTTAGTTTAGCATTAGATTCAGCCCATTGTAAAAAGGCCGAATGCTCCTGCTTAGTAGCCGCTAGTGTAACCCTGTAATCGTAATCCATCTTGGGCATTACCACTGTGTCTGTAGTAAGTATGCCAGGATTGGCAGGTTTACTCACATATTTTATATTATCAGCAAATTTTTTAACCAGTTTATTAACATACTTCTCATCGTTAAGATAAATGCTGATCCACGGGGATTCTACACGTAATTCTAAGTCGGAAAAGTCCGATAACGTGTTACATAACAGTTTACCTTCAGTAAGTTCGTGATCGGACCTTACTCTAACACTATGCGGATCACCTTTTTCCAGTAGGGCTAGCGTATGAGAGAAGTCTCCTCCTCTAAATAGGCTAGCCGTTTGCGTTACCAATACAACTTTATATTGATATTTTTTTAAAAATAAACTTTTAGTTTCCTTGAAGATCATTTTCAACCACCGGAATATTGGAATCCGCAGTTACAAAAGGTAATTTTGGAGTTTTAGGTTTGACTGCTAGTGCAATCTTACCTTCATCAACTGTAATAGTTACCCAACCGCCCGATTTTAAATCGCCAAACAACATAAGTTTAGCAAGGTCTCGTTTAATTTCCTTATCAATAACACGTTGTAATGGACGAGCACCCATCTTAGCATCAAAGCCTTTATCGATAAGCCAGTTAATAGCTTCTTTATCGATCTTAATGCGTACTGCCTTGTCTTTAACTTGCTCTTTAAGTTGGTCAATAAACTTGTTAACAATCTTAACCATAGTATCTTTACCAAGTTTATTGAATGTAACAACACCATCTAAACGGTTACGGAACTCTGGAGTTAAGAACTTCTTCAAGTCTGCATCACTATAGTCTTTATCTTGTTTACCAAACCCAATTGCGTTCTTTTCTGCAGAACTTGCACCAGCATTAGTAGTTAAGATAAGGATAATGTTGCGGCAGTCTGCCTTCTTACCATTACTTCCTGTAATAAAGCCATTGTCCATTAGTTGCAACAGTACAGTCATCACATCTGGATGAGCTTTTTCAACTTCGTCTAGCAACAGAACAGCGTTAGGTGCTTCTTGAATTTGTGTAATCAACTGTCCGGCATCTTCTTCAAAGCCAACATAACCTGGAGGGCTACCAATTAGCTTACTAATACTGTGCTTTTCTTGATATTCACTCATATCAAAACGCAACAGTTTAACACCCAAGTGCTTGGCCAACGATTTAGCAGTTTCTGTCTTACCAGTTCCTGTTGGCCCCATGAATACAAAACTACCAACTGGTTTGTTTTCTGATTTAAGCCCAGCTTGTGCTACCATAATCTTATCTACAATCTCAGTAATAGCAATATCTTGTCCATAGACTTCTGTTTCTAATTGACTTTTTAAGTTAACTAGATTTTCACTTTCCTGCTCTGCAACTTGCTCTTCAGGCATGTTAATCATCTTAGCAAGTTCATACTGGATACTAGCTTCGTTAACTACACGCTCGTCTGCAAGTTTTAGATTAAAACGGCTACAAGCAACATCGATAAGGTCAATAGCTTTATCTGGTAACTTCTTATCGGCTTGATACTTGACACTCAGTTTAATAGCGGCTTGAAGTGCATCATCTTTGATTTTAACCTTGTGATGTTCTTCGTAATATTTTTTGATACCCTTAAGAATCTGTAGTGCTACTTCTTGAGTAGGTTCATCAACTGTAATACGTTGGAATCGACGCATCAGAGCACGATCTTTTTCAAAATGTTTGCGATACTCTTCCCAAGTAGTACTAGCAATAACCTTAATAGTGCCTTTGCTTAATGCAGGTTTCATCATATTAGACAAATCATTAGCACTATTACTTGCACTACCCGCACCGCTAATCATGTGTGCTTCGTCGATAAACAAAATAGTTTTGCCTTTAGTGCTAAGACCTTTAAGTACCATTTTAAAACGTTCTTCAAAGTCTCCGCGATACTTACTACCAGCTAACATAGCACTAATGTCTAAGTTGTAGACAGTGTATTCCTTGAGGAAGTCCGGAACTGCGCCCTTTACTATGTTGTATGCTAAACCTTCGGCTATAGCCGTCTTGCCTACACCAGGATCTCCTACAAGGATCACGTTATTTTTACTACGGCGGCCCATTGATAATGCAACGTTTTCTAATTCATCTATACGGCCGATAACCGGATCAATTTTATTCTTTTTAACAGCGTCATTAAGATTAGTTGTAAATTGTTTGAGTGCTTTATTACCCTGTGCCGCACCCATATCTGGCTCTTCATCGTCTTGCGTTTCAACACTATTATTCAGATAATCAGCAAATTTATCTTTATCAATTTCTGCTTGTGCAATATAGAAGTGAGCCCAACTGCGTTTTTCTCCCATCATAGCAAGAAATACATCAGTGGGTTCAATACGCTGACGTCCATTAAACAACACCTGTGTAAAGGCCTTGTTTAGTACACGTTCTACTGATTGTGTCTTTTTAGGCTTAGTAACTGGACTCGGACTAACAATTTCATCGCACTTGTTACGTAGATAAAATTCAATATTCTTTTTAATAAATTCAGGATCGCTTCCGTAGCCTTGAATAGTTTTTGCAAAACTATCTTCGTTAAGCATGGCAAACAGTAAGTGTTCAATAGTCAAATATTCATGACTAAGTTGTTTTGCTGTCTCGATAGCTTTTTCAAATACTTCCTGCAAATTGTCGCTAGGTTCAACCATTTAATTTCCTTTGCTTCTTACGAGCCATTTTAAGTTTTAAATCACTTACATATTCTGTAAATGTTATTCCGTCTAAATGATCCAACTCATGTTGAAAACATCTAGAATCTATTCCTTCAAGTTCTATTATACAGCGTTTACCAGTATTGTCAAGATACATGGCGGTAATTTTGTCGCTTCGTTTAACCTTGAGCCATAGGTTTGGAAAACTTAAACATCCTTCCTCGGCATCTACGTTTTCATTATCTCCAACTAATATAGTTGGATTAAAGAAACCCATTTCTCGACCGTCTTGTAATTTCATGACAAATACTCTGCGTAGTAAACCAACTTGATTGGCCGCAAGCCCAATGCCGTTGTGTGCTTTCATAGTTTCGAGCATTTCTCGTTCTATGACAGCGGCATTAACGTGTTGTTTAAAATCCCAAAGTTCAGCCTTTTGCTTTAGTATTGGATCAGGTTCTTTGACTAATGTCAGCATCTATTTCTTTCAACCTAGCAATTATAGCAGGATCAATAACTTTTGGTGTTTTAATTTTTACTACTGATACAAATCTGCCTTTGATTTTAGAATTTATATTTTGAAATCCTTGATTACCTACAGCAAATTCTACACCAGTTTCTACACCTGCACGTATGTCTAGATCTAAGTTAGATCCTGTGATGGTTTTAATTTGTTTTCTACAACCTACCA